GACAAATCAAAAGTAAATGTTTCGGAAACTAAATCGAAAATGCTTGCTGTTGTAATACAGATTTTCTTCTTAACAACAGTCACAATACTTCCCGAACAAGAAAAGGTGTATTTGTAATTTCCAACACCTACTGCCTGTCTTGTTGCCGTAGAACCCGAATCTGCTCCGAGATTATCCGTAAGACGATTAAACGTGAAATAATCGCTCGGATCACTTTCGGTTTTTCTATATCCGCTTGCGTTGCCGTAGCCTATCAAACCGCCTGTTCTTGAAGTAAGGCATACGGAAGATATCTTGCCGTTTCCTTGGCTCTGCCCCCATTCATACTGAAGAATGAGTTTTCTTTCATTGGCAATCATCTTACTTTCAATATCGTTGTATGTTCCGAGTTCAGGTGGGTTTGAAGCATTTACAATGTCTGTCGCTCCGTTTGCGGTCATTGTATTGCCCGAACTCATAAAGGAAGAATCTGCGGATATTGAGTTTTTAAAAAGAAGAATACCCCCGACAGTTTCTTTCCAATAGTCTGTCGCTTTAAATACAGAATTTGTGAGAATACTTGCATTACATTCCCCTAAATTCCTTAATGCTTTTGCAATAACTGTACTCTGGAAAGTATTTTCGGACTCGATATCCTTAATAATGTGTCCACTTATGGGATTTGTTAATGTTATTCGTGTGTGTCCGTGTATCATACTGACTCCGTTTCTATGCTTACAACATCGTTAACTGTGTCGAATGTTACATCAATCAAATTAATGTCGCTAACGTGTTCTTCAATCTTGATGAATCCGTTCCAATCGTCACTTGCTACCAAATTCTGTCCGTAAAGACTTCCGTTTACTCCCTGTGTCTTTATATGGACGGAAGCACCACTCATTTTCATTCTGACTTCAAACGTATTTATACCGCTATGTTGTATCTTGAAATATTTAAGAAGGTGTAATACGTGATTTCCGTCAAGCCACGTTTCTGTGGGTGTATATCCCGATATGACATTCGAGTTAAGAATATATGTTATCTCTCCAACTCCGTCATAATAATTTATTCCGCTAACCGTAGTCGATACATCAACAAGGACTTCTGCGTGAAATACAACTACTGTGTCTTTCGTTGCCGTAAATATCATTTCGGGGATAATATCTTTCGTTTCTCCGTCTCCGATATTTATGTCGCTTGTGTTTGTTAGAAGGTAGAATTTGAATTTGAGATTGTCTAAATCATCTTCAATTTCTTCGATAATCCTTTGAAGTCTATCCAGGTCTATACCTAAATCTGACTCAAACAAGTGAATTTCACGATCACCTTCGGCAACTATATTGTCTCTTAATGCCTGTATGCCTTTCATGGTTCTTTCAAGAACTAACACGGGTGTATTTACAGGAACCTGAACTGATGTAACCGGAATTGAAACAATATCCATGCACTCGATATAAGGCAACCCGTTAATATCAATATCCGCTGGCTGATATGAAAAACCATAAATCTCGTTGTATATAGCCTCCGCCATATCCTCTAAGGTTTCATCGTCAAGACTGGGTGTAAAGAAGTTATTTGCTATCTGATATGTACTTCCATCCTCACCTTCCGAATATCCAACACCTTCAAGACCGACTGCCGTTATTTCTTGTGTCGTGTATTCCTGGTAATTTGCATCTTTATAATAAGAAACTGCCTGATTAACGGTTCCGCTATCTCCATGAACTTCGAGATAATCAAAGGTTCCGCTTCTTGTCATTCTGCCAAACACTACATTAATCTGGCATATTGACTTGATAACGTCTAAAGCACAAAGTTTCTGAGGCGTATAGTCCTTTTCGAAACTCAAATTATCAAATATTAGCGTCCTGGTTTCCTGAGTTATGCCTAAATAAGTGAATAAACTGTCTCTAAATGTCTTAATCGTCTGAGGAAACGAAAGATTATTGTACCAAGTCGCAACGTTAGTGTCCGCAAGTTTATAAAGCATGTCGTAGGCTGTAATTTTCTTTTCAGTTTTATGCGGTACTTGTTCAACCTTGTCTATATATCCTCTAAACAAAGTTATTGACTCTGCACCCGTTACGTTCGGTATCATTGATATAATCATCAATTTCCCAGATATATCATCTGTAACGTTCCTTAAAGTGAGGTGACAGACACTTGCCATACAACCGACAAATTCAATGTTATCCCCTGACATTACCCTTTCGGTTATCTCTAAACTTTCCGAATCAACGTCGCTGGTACCCAGGGTTAAACTTAAATCAGGAAATGATATTGTAAGAGTTTTAGGAACCGAATCACTGAGATATGCAGTTTTTGTCGTTTGATTTACATTTATCATGTTAATATCCTATAAAGGCTAATCTTATCTGGTTATACTCAATTTTTGTTGAATCAGCGTAATACAACGTAGGCTTAATATCGGGCATGTACATATCTTGTGTCACATAACTATCCGACTCAGGTATATAAGCCGTAACTGATATTTTTCTTTCAAGTTGATTTATCATCCTACTTTGAATATTTGACATTAAAGTTGCAAATTGTGTATTCGTAAGTAAAGGTATGGTTTCAAACTCGATCTTATTTGCTATATGGTCCAAAGCGTTCCTATGAAGCGCTCCGGTACCGTCCACGTAAGAATCCAGGTCCGTCACCGATTTAAACACTGAGTACGTCTCAGCCCTGAATAATGACAATGGAAGTTCATATTGATTATTTGAAGGACCAACCTTTATTAAATATCCTGCGTATGCCATTTCTCACCTCATAAAAAAGAGAGGTCGTTTTGACCTCTCTTTAACTAAATGCGGGCTTTCCCGTACTCTTTGTAAATTCATTAGCCGATAATTTAACCGACTTAAACAGTGCTTCTTTCGAAATGCCGAACTCTTTTTGTAAAATGCCTTCCAACAATGCGTTTTGCTGTCTTAACATTTCTAATTCTGCATCCGACGCACTTCTTATCGCTTGCGTTATGCCTGTAATTTCTCCGTTCGACGCAACTGCTGTCTTGCCGTTCACGGATCCAACCATCTCGGCACCCGCTTCGCCAGCCCAGAACAATGAACCAACCTGAGGATAACCGCCTGCAGCGAATCTCGGTATCTTTATATGCGGTATATCAAAGTTTATAGGGCTGTCTGAAAACAAATTCTTAGCACTTGCCAAAACTCCGAGTCCATCAATAACACCGTTAATGAAGTTCTCAAAGAAGTCCGCCATGGTATTAAGGAATCCCTTTGCGAAACTCGTTGCGTCGCCCCATATCTTCTGAAATGCTGTTTTGATACCACTTAAAGCATCTAACCAGGTCTGTTCAGTGAACCAAGGCGCTACATGTTCATCCCACCAAGACTTAATGTTTGTTTTCCACCAATCAGAAGTTTCTTTCCATACATTTTCTATGGATTTTTTGATAGATGATACCATTTCCTTCCATACTTCTATATCGAATATAGGTTGTATATCATCCTCCCACCACTTCTTTATGGTTTCTGCTGTATTCTCTTTGAAAGTGCTAAAATTTTCGGCAACCTTTGTAATTGCATCACCGAATATGTTTGTATCGTCTGAAAGATTTAAGAACTCTGTCGCAAGGTTTGATATTCCGGAAGCGTTCATCGGATCTGCAATAGCGGTCAAAGGTATCAAGAACGCCATCGCCCCAGACGCAAAATCAGTCCAATCAATACCACCTAATGTTGAATCTAAATCCTCAAACCAAAGTATTAACTTATCAAGCCCGATATCGTCAAATAAGCCTTGCCATGCTTCGTCCCACTCAGACTTCATTTCTTTTACAATTTCAGGAAGATTTTTTAAATCATCCCCTATGCCTTCGATGAAAAGAATGAATTTATCAATACCCAGGTCGTCAAACCAACCTTCGAAAACTTCTTCTAATTCTGCTCTAATTTCATCTATAACCCAGAAATCGTCTTGCGAGATAATATCCGAAAGTTTGAAGGCTTGTTTAATTATTCCAAGGAAACCTCTAACAAGTCCAACTAATGCAAGCAAAGCCGTACCTATTATAGGTCCAATAGTCGGCGCTATCGTTGCAATAAGTGTTGAAAGTGCTGGAATTATAACAGCGTTCCATATTGTTTTAAGGCAACTAACGATGACTTTTCCAATTATAGGAAATACCACGAACGTTATTACTGCTCCTATTGCTGTTGCTATTGTTTTCCAGTCAAGCGCTGTGAAAAATTCCTTAAACTTATCAGATATTTTTTGTTTATCAAATCCACCTTCGCCGTTACTACCGCTAAATAAACCGCTAAGCATATCCCAAAAGCCATCAACGAAATTATCAAGCGTATCAGCCCAGTCAGAAGCGTTCCAATCTTCAAACATTTTTGTAATCAATGCCCCGATGGAAGCACCAAACTCTTTAAAGTTAAACTCTCCTGAGAAGTCTTTAAGGCTTGCAAATATCGTATTAAATACGTTAATTAAAGTATGTCCGATCGTTGCAAAATTCTCAGGTGTGATAACACTATTCAATAAGTCGGCTAAGTTCTTTCCTAAACCGCCTGCAACTTCAAATACGTTATCCCAATTAATATCGTTAAGTTCTGTCCTTATTGCTTCGGCAACACCAACGATAAATTTCTTAATCTTTTCATGGATCCCGCTTATGTCAAGTCCGTCGATATGGTGACCGAACTGACCTTCCATGCCGTTAAAGAATCCGTCAATAGCGTCTAATATTCCACCGAATATCTTTCCGATATCTCTGGACCAATCGTCGGGGTTCCAATCACCAAAGAAACCATTTATAAAGTTTGCTAACGATACACCAAATTTCTTAAAGTTAAATGTATCGACAAACTCAAATACAGCCTTCTCGATAGCGTTGAAAGCATCCATAAGAGTTTTACCAGCCAACTTAAATGTACCAGGTTGAATAAGACCATTAAGGAAGTTTGCAAGTGCATTTCCGAACTTTCCAAACTTCTCATAAATGGAATCCCAAGGAATAGCAAGCATACCCTGTTCAAAGGCTGTCGCTATTCTCTTTCCAAAGTCATACCAACCTTTGACTGTACTTTCATAGTCCTTGTATGTCTCTAAGAACTTCAAACCGCCATCGTCAAGTAAGTTAAGACCGCCTCCGCCTGCTCCGCCTCCGGAACCACCGCCAGGGTTATTAGAAGTCAAGTTATTAAGTTCATCAATGCCTCTTAACTGACCTTTTAATTTCTTTGCGGATCCTGCTGCGTCGTCAAGTGCGTCTGCGTAATCTTCCATGTCGTCGTCCATGGTAATACCGACTTTTTCAAGTGATATCTGCCATCCTAACAACTTTCCGAGTGCGTTAAGCGCCTTCTCGACTAAACCAAGAAATGTATTCATAAAATCTCTAAACCCGATAAGTAAGGGCTTAAAGGTATTTACAAGTGCGGTACCAATAACGGAACCGAGTTTTACGAACTGCTGTTGAATTACTCTTATAACGTTAGCAAAAGTGTTCGCTGTAATAGCAAAGTCATTCATAACCTTGCCTGAACGTGACATTACATACTGATATCTCAACAAGGTCTTTTCAGCCTGTGTCATTTTATCAATATCTGCATCAAGTCCGTTCGCAAGTGCAAACTCTTTTAAAGTTGCCTGCGTTAAATCAAGACCATATTTACGTAACGGTCTTGTCATGCCTGTAAATATAGCCTGCATGTCCGTCGCAACGTCCTCAAAGTCCTGATCGTAGAATGAAGCGTAGTCCGACGTTAATTTTGTAAGGTTAATTGACATGTCAGCCAGGGAATCACCAAGTTCCGCATAACTGTCAGTCAAGCCTTCAACTTCTCTCTTTTGTCCGACAAGGGCGCTTGTGATAAACTCATTAGCCTTTACTACTTCCTTAGAAGTAATACCCATAGCGGAACCCATAGCCTGAAATCTTGAACCGAACTGTTTTGCTGCAAGTTCCGAAAGACCGAAAGACTGAATAGCGTTCTGTGAAAACTCTTCCATCTTATCAGCCATCTGACCGAATGTAGTTGCTACAACGTTCTGCACTTCGGTTAACTGCGATGAATAACTCATAGCACGACCAAGTAAGCGAACGCCTCTTATAAGTAAGAAGAAGTTAGCATACAAACGACCGAAAACCGCCGCTAAACTCGTAAATCCAAGTCTCGTCCTTTTGGTTGATGTAAATAATCTTCCTAAGTTGCCAATAAGCGAACCAATAACACTATTACCCTTCTTAAATGAAGGAAATACGCCAGATATCACCGACGGAAGTTCTCTTAATACACCTTCGGCAACGCCCTGTACGCTACTTGTGAAGTTGTTTGCTTCTGCGCTTGCCTCTCTTCCGCTTCTGGAAAACTGACTTAATGCTTCTGCTAAACGGACCACATTATTACTAATCTGAGGCGCCTTAGCAAGTTCCGCCATCATTTGAGCGAAAGCCCTGCCTATTGCAGGAATATTAGTAAGTGCTGTTTGTGCGTTCTTTCCACTAAACTTCGAGAAAGAAGATGCTAACGATGTAATGCCTACAAATTTATCAGCCGGTATATTGATCTCGTTTAAAGCGTTAAGACCATTAACAACGCCCTGAAATGGATTTCCGATTTCCACATTCATTTCAGTTTGTAAATTTTCAACTGCACCTTCGATATTATGAGTCGCCTCTATTATTTTATCAGCGCTATCTTCAAAGTCGTCGTCTAAAGGGTTAGGACCTGATAAAGTTGCAAATTCATTGTCTAAATCCTCAACTGCATCCTCAACGATACCTAATTCTTGTTTTAATTCATCAAGAGTATTGCTCCATTTAGCCGCTGCTTCGTTTGCTGCATTAATCTGATTTTTTGCGTCAGAAGCATTTTCACCAAATTCTTTCATTTTTTGGGCTGCTTCATATTCAGACTCGGCATAAATTCCATATTCGTTAGCGAGTGCTGTAATATCTGCACCCGCGTTAATATCTCTGGTTGTGTTGCCTATTCCTAATACACCCCTGTTAGCCTTCGCTGAATCTCCCCAATTTGCCATAACATTATCAGAGAGATAAGCGGTGTTAGCCTTAATGGATTGATTTGTTGCCTTGTTCGCTTCTGCTAACTCTTTTGATGCGTCCTCAAGTTTTGCATATTTTCTAACAAGTATTTCAATATCGGATCCCGCCGCCTTAAACTCCCTGCCGGAAACAGCAGAATACAATTTTTTGACACTGTTAGTAAGGTTTCCCATCTCTTCTTCGGGGATATGGAATTGGTTAGCGAGTTCTTGTGCTTTGCTGGATATTTCAGAATTAACCTTCTGCACTTCGGAACCCATCTTAGCGAATGACTTAACAAAATTAAGGTTAGCCATCTTTTCGCCACTCTTAGATAACGTATCAAGAGTTTTAGACAAGTCTTTCAACTTAACTAAATCTATTGAACGTACAGACGATGCTAAGTCGTTGAATCCCTTAGTAAGGTTATTAAGACCGCTTAAATATATTGAATCGTTAGAATAATTGTTAAACGCATAATTAAGGTTGCCTAAAGCCTTAATAACGTCGTCTATCGCTTTTACTGCGGTCGTTGATGATGATTTTATATTAACGGATAAAGAATCAATATCAGGCATTTGTTTTATCTCCATGAGTACGTTCAAAACTGGACTGCATTGACGCTAATTTATCCCATAACATTTGAACTTGCTCTAATTTTTCTTCTTCGGTCAAAACACGGTTCTGTTCTTTTGCCACCGCCAATATAGGACGTTCTTTGTAGTTTCTCGGCGGGGTTCCTTTAGACGCTAAAACGTTAGAAACTGTAACAGTAATTGCATCTAAGGTATATAAACCGTTCATCCAACACCACATATCCCGCATTTCATCTTTCAATTCATGCGCGTCGTCGTAATAACTTAAATCGCTTAACGTATAATGTCTAAGGTCTTTAAGCGGTACTCCTATCGCTATATAGTGTGGGATTATTTCTTTACAGATGAACTCTTCCCAACATTCCCATTTTTCTCGGCGCTCGTTGCTTCCGCTGTTATCTCCGCGGTCATTTTGTCGAGTCCGATACGCTCGAAAAAATTATCTTCCGCCATAAGTTCTGTCATTTCACTAAACACATCACGGAAGGATTTTTTGCTTTCGTCTAAGTAAATTTTGAGAAGTTTCTTTGCGTCATGTTCGCTCTGAATACTCTTGTCACCATCGGATCCGTGATGCTCAAGAAGTCCAGCGTAGAATAATGTAAGTGTCTTTTTAGGTAATGACGCTATTGTATCTAAAAAGTTTTCCATAGCACTTTCAGCATCGTTACTTTCCGCTGCGCCCTGTATCATGCCACCTTTTACAAACATGTCCATAACAGACTTTGTACAGTCGTCGTATAACGATGCTTCAATAGTAAATTCAAAAGTATATTCTTTATTATTAATTGTGATTTTTTTCATATATTTATTCTCCCTGAAATATGATAAAGGGGAGAGCCAGGTTAACCCCGGCTCGTCCCCTTTGTCATTAAAATCATGTTCCCTGCGGAACTGTAACAACGCACTCGTCTGTAAAGGTGTAACCCTTATACGTTGTCGATGCGGTAATAGTACATGTTCCAGGATCTACAGCGGTAACAAGACCAGCATCGCTAACTGTTGCTACCGCTTCATTGGAACTATCCCAAGTAACGGTTCCTCCCGAAGGACACGTTGTAGCGGTAAGTGTTTCAGTTTCTCCGTCCTCGATAGTGGTCGTTGCTTTATTGAGTTTGACTCCCTAAGCCGTAGGCTCAATGGCTGTGTCCTGTCCCTTGTACTCTTCAATAGTAAGAGTAACCTCAATAGTCTGTAATCCGTTCTGAGAAAACTCAGGCATAGGAAGATACTGAGGGGGCTGTGCTACAACAAAGAATCCTTTTGACATCTGAGGATGCCATACTTCGAACCAAGTTCTAAGAGGTGTACTCTGGGACTTTCCTGTGTTGTAAGCCTGAATCATTGTTTCAAGTTGTGTTGTTGTCTCGGATGTAAGGTTGAATGTTACAGACCAAGATCCGCCAGTGTCCTGACGACCAGCAACGTATCTTGTAATGAAATCTTCAAGTGCAGAAGCGTCAATCTGTTCTGTACTAAGAGAGATACCACCGATACTGTTGCATCTTTCAAGTTGAGTAAATGCTGCGGGCTTCTGTCCTGCAACTGTCTCAACTGCATAACCAAATTTAACACCAAGGGTGCTTAAACCTGCCTGTGTTGCTGCCATTTATTTTTCCTCCTTATAATAAAAAAAGACCTTCCTGGTCTTAATTCACTAATTTGTCTGCGTTCCCTACCATTCTTCTGCAACGAACCACGCCCCATGCTATCTTGTCATTGACTTCAACTATCGGCATACCCGTTATATTGTACTGCAGTAATTTCATCTGATTTACCGCTTCCGCTATAATGTTTCTGCAATCCGTCTCTGTCGTGTTTGTCCACACCTGAATTTCAATAGTGCTTAAAACCGCATTGACGGTTTCATTCGTTAAGTCCTGACCTTGTTCAATAGATTGCAATTCATGTAAAAATAATGTCGGGAATTTTGCGGGCTGTCCGTTTTCATTCTTAGTTGTGCAAATTAATTTAGGGTATTTCTTCTTCATCATATATTCGACTTGAGTTAATACCTTGCTTTGAATTTGCATGTACCAATTATTGTCCACTGAAAACCTCCCGCGCAATTTGTTCTATTTCTTCTATGATGGCTTTACTTGCGTTGTACATCGGCATAGTCGCTTGTGTACCATAAGACCTAACAGGATCGCCGTTTTCGTCACGATAATACCAGAAACCAGGTTCCGGTACGTGTGTTTGGTCCGGGAATGTCCCAGGTCCTAAGCCAAGTTCACCCGCCTTTGGATGCGCGCCAACATTGAAATAATTACCAGCGCCAAATTCCCACGCTAAATGAGGATAGAATACTCTTCCGTCCTGATTTATGTGTGGTGTACTTGTTATGGTTATTTTTCCTGCTGTTACGCCCTCTGTTGTAACGAACTCAACGTTAAAACTCGCACTTCTTTCGGCGTCCCCTTGCCCTTTTGTTGCAAGAGTCATCATCGCAGAATTAACTCCTATTTCAGCAAGTCGTCTCACAAAGACTTCATTCTTATCAATTAAACTATCTCTGTAACGTTCAAGTTCTTTGATAGCATCCTGGATAGATTTTTGCTTTGATATATCGACCTTAATTGTTTTCATATTACTGATACCAATAACGCTTTATAGAAGTGTCTGCCTGTGTTTTGAATACCAATTATTCTGTAGTCGGCTGTCTTTTCGTCCACTGGGTTAGTGGGTACCGTATCTTTCCAGATTAAAGTATTTATAACGAACGGGAACTCACCCTTTTTATAGGTCATTTTGCATACGCCCTTTGCTTCGGTTCCGAAAGCCTGCAATTCATCTTCGGTCAAACTGCCTGTGATAGAATTTTTAAACTTAATCGGTTCCGAATACCCGTCGGGTGTCTCACCCACTTTTCGGGGTACACTCTCTCCGTCTGGCATTGTGTCATATATCACATTACCTTCTGAGTCCGTTTCGTATATAGGTTGTCCTTCTCTCGGCAAGGAATAATACATCACTTGCTTAACTCTTTTAGGTGTCCGCATGTCATGTCCTCGCTAATGGGATAATACCCGTAAATAACTTATTTCTGTCCAGATAGTGAATTGACTCACCGTCTGCCGAATACTGCGACTGTCCTTCTGCCCCGATTTTTGAATAATCATAAAGTGCGATAGAACGAATATTTGTAATAAAATTCTCCATATCGTCATTAATCATACTTTCGGTATAACTTTTAGGATAATTTCTCGCAGATTTAACCTCACGGATAGCGTTTCGTACTTTGACGCCCAAAATCTCAGCATCAAAATCAATTTCGTTTTTCAATTCTATTGCCAACTCTTCGATTATTGACGCTTCAATATCGTTTGTCATTTCTTGCTACTCCTTTTAGGTTTCTCTTCCTTTTCGGAAGTTTTCTTTTCCGGTTCCTCAGATTCGGCTTTCTTTGCGTCCTTTGCTTTAATAAGAACTATGCCTCTCATATTATTCTTAGTCGATAATTCTTCAAGACGTTCCTTCTTAGCAAAACCGCGGTAGGGGTATCTATCCCCTACCGCATAATGGTGTTTATCGTCTTTATCAGTAAAAGTCTTTATAACGATATATTCCATATTTTATGCCTCGTCACTTTCCAAGACTAAGCCACTAAGGCTGTATGTCTTTGTGGTTGATGTGGTTGCGTTGCTGCAAACAACTTTAAGCAACTGTGCGTCCTTATCAGTAATTCTGCAAACTCCGTTCTTATCAGGATCGTTAATGAGTTCAACAAGACCTGTTCCATAAGAAGGTTCAACGCCAACTTTAACTGATGTATAGTTCGCCCAATCTGTTGCGATGTATTTGAGAGCAAGGAAGTAACCAGGATCTGCAAGAGTTCCGCTGCCCCAGCCTTCAAAGTATTTGAGTGTACCTGTAATCTTGCCGTCAGATACAGATACGCCACTCTGAAATTCACTTGCCTTTACGCCCCAAAAATCGGTGTTACCGTTTTCGGCTTCAACAGTAACACCTACAAGGGGTTTCCGATTGTACCTACGATAACGCCATCAAGTCTTTCTGCGAAAGGAACTACACCACAAATAAGTTCTGTTTCAGCGGTAAGTCTTTCGTAGTTAGGTGTATGATGAATACCAACATAACCTGTTGCATCTGTAGTAAAATCAAATACGTCTCCGAGACCGTTTGCTTCGTTAACGTCAACATAGTAGAAAACGATGTTTTCTTTTGCTGTTGCATAAACCTTGCCCTGGGGAACGCTTGAACACTCGATAAGAGTACCAAGACCTAAGAAGTCCTCGATGTAGGTCATACCGAACGCTGTCTGTAATGAAATGTTTGCGGAACCAAGGTATGTAGCAACGTCAAGAGGGTTAACGAAATATACAGGTGCGATTTCTGTATCTTCGAACTTGATCTCTAACTGTGCGCGTACATTAGCAAGTGTTGCCTGTAAGCCTGTACCACTTGCGGAACCTGTACCTGTTGCAAGGAAGTTATAAAGCATTGTCTTAATGCCGCCCTGAACAAGTCTAAGTGCCTTTGCATCTGTCTTTGCTACGGATTCTGCATAGCCGGAACCAAGAATACCCTCGCCTGTTACAGATTTTCTGTACTTCTGTAAGGTAATTTCCTGGAATGATACGGCTTCAACCTCGAAATGAGAAAGAGGAATAATGTCGCCTTCTGCAACTGTTCCGCTTTCAAGAGATCCTGTTGCAACGTACGCTTTAAGTACGGTGCCTGCCTGCTTCTTAATAGGACGAGTAACGCCCAAAATTTCCATGAGTTTCTTCAAACCATCGTTAAAACGATAGACAAAATTGATCTCGCGTGCATATTCGAGATCGGCTTTTTTGATAACATTTTCTTCTGCTGCCATCTGCTTTTTCTCCTTTTTATTTTTTACTTTCTTCCGAATAACTCCGGGTGCTTTGCTATTTCAAGGATTCTCTCTTCGTCGTCCTGTATAGCCAAAATTTCTTCTTTTGTTTTGGACGGATATGAACCACTACCCACGAACCCAGCAGGTCTATTAACTTTCCACTCCGCTTCTTTTACTTTAATAGCCTTTTCACATTCATCTGAAATAATTTTTGCAATAGCAACATGGTCGCTATCTGAAATAGCGTCGATTAACTTCTCGACAACCTTTTCATCCGAAAAATCTTTGTAGGCTGACACTGCCTTTAAGTGATTGAGTTCTTTAGCGTCTGCCTCCGCTTTTTCTTTGAGTCTGGCGTATTCTTCCTCACGTTCTTCTTTCAGTCTTTCGTCCTCGGTCATTTTGGCTCTTTCAGCCTTCTTCTTATCCGAAATTTCTTTCGATAAGTTATCGACCGACTTCTTAAAACGATCTCTGTCCGCTTCGGCTTTCGCTGCTCTCTCTTCCGCTTCTGCTAATCTCGCCTCTAAATCACTGTTACCCTGAGTTTCCAAGTTAGTTTCCAATGCCTGTGTGTTTTCGTTTTCCATATTCAATTTCCTTTCTGCGCTTTTTAAAGTGCATCTCCGCACTGCTCTGCGATTATCGCCTTCTCTGGCGTGTGAAATAAAAAAACGCCCTTATCGGACGTTCATCTATAAATAAAACAACTACCTTTACGGCGTTGTAATATTTTTTAACTCGATTTTTACCGTAACAAACGGATCGGGCTTATTAATTATGATTTTCTCAACTTCACGTTCAAGCAACACCGTACTTAATGCCTCATAGCCGGATGCTTCAAACTCGATAATAGACACTTCTTCGGTCACATTACCTTCTATTATTTTTTCTGTAATTTCTATTTGAACATCGTTCTCCGACAATGTTGCCAAAACTTCATTAAGGCTCATA